GCAATGTGTCGCCCTTTTTGCCCTTGAAGGACATCTTAGAGACGAGGTTTGCCATAACGAGGTTTTGTTTGTAGGCTGCGATGATTTCGTCAGACCACAATTCAGGGATAAACGTTGCACCAGTTGTGTTGGTGACGTGATTAGTTCCGAGTGCCATTATAAATTACCTTTCAGAATGATTATTTGACCCGACCCTCAGCGTAGGCTTGCATGATTTCAGGGGCAAGCTCTTCGTAACGGTCAGGATTAGTACGCATGAGATTAATGATGTCTGCTCTGCGATAGGTTTTCTTACTTGCTGTCTCGCCAGAACCCTTGGTTGAACCAGTGGCTGCTGACTTGATCGCTTGCTTGCGTTCTACTTTTTCGATCTCTTGTGATTGAGCGACTACTTGTTTCCGTTCTTTCCACGTAGTTAGAAGCTCGTCTGCGGAATCAAAATCATAGTTACGGTCTGCACGACTAAACAACTCTTGGCGAACCTTACTTTTAGCAACCCACTCCCCAAACGCAGGATCGTTAATAACGTCACCGTAGTCTGGATGGTTTGATTTCAGATTAGCCAAAGCCTCAGCTTTCTTCATGTTCACCGTTAGCTCTTCGGCTTGGCGTACTTTCGGATGCTTCTCGATGGCTCGTGCGATTGCTTTGTCGGGATCGGTAAAGAAATCTACCTCGTCCTCGACATCTGGGGCTTGTTCTTGTTTTGTGACGGTTTGGGCTTTAACAAAGTCATCTACAATACGTCGAAGTTCGCCAACTTCACTCCCTTGTTTGCCGATTGCGCGTTCGGCTTCTTGATGCATACGAACAATCTCTTTAACAGACTTGCCCTTATACTTATCAGGAATGTCGTCGTTTTCTGGGGTTGGCTCCTTTGTAGGAGCTTCCTGTTCTACCTCTTCGATGGAGGAAAACTCTTCGGGTTGCAACTCTTCGTCGCCTTCGTCAATAAATGTTGCCATTAAACTCTCCGTGCTAAATAAGCATTGTGGAATATAATTATGTGCTTATGCTTAGGTCAACCCTGAGCGGCACTCTTCTTTTCCTGCGCTATCTTCTCGTTTCGCTTGCGCTCCCATTGCATTGCTGCTCCGGGAAAATCTCCGGTCACGCCCTCTAACTTGACCATCGGCTTGCTAACGATTCGGATTGCAGGTTGACCACACACTTTACAATTGGTTGTTCGGAGTTCCGAATCAATGTAAGCCTCTGTGAGGTGGTCATCTCCGCAGATAAACTCGTAGATACGTTTAGGCATCCTGTAAATCCCTTTCAAAGTCTTCATAACTATTTTTTATGGTAGACTCGTAGGAAAGAATACGGCTAATCGCTTCTATCTGTCCTCTGCGGAACCAGAATTGTTTCTCATCAGCGATGGTTGTAATATCATCAAGTACCTCTTTGTTATCTGAGATGTCTTCGATGAATTGCTTCCACCCATCACGGGTAAACAAATCTAGTAAATTTTCATAGTATCTTTGTAGCTCTTTGTCCATCTCTTTATCCTTTCATAATGTGGAGAGATGTTGTAATTATACCACAAATTTACATTTTTGTCAAGTGTTTTGTTTCTTATTTTGCATCTGCATAATAGCAATACGCTCGTTACTTTGAATGTCTTTTTCTTTCAAAAGCAACTCTGCCATTTTTGCTCGTTGTGCAAATGCTCGTTCATCGCCAGCACCTTGATCTAAGTTATTAGACAAAGCTGCGGCAAGTTTAGCTTGGACAACCTGCGGCTCCAACTGAGCTTCCATCTGCAACTTCTGGGCACGAGCCATAGCTTCTGCCGTCTGTGCTTGGATGAGTTGAAGCTGAGCCTGCGCTGCTTGCATTTGCTGCTGCATCTGCTGCATCTGTGACTCTTGCGCTTGTGGGTTAGGTTCCGCTGCCTGTTTCATTTGAGCCATGAGTTCTTCACGGTTGGACAAACCCATGTTGTCAATGACCGCTGATACCAACATCGGGTACATCGGACTATCTTGACCAAGTGTCTGCAACAGTTGAACCAACTGCGTAACCTCGTATTCACGAGCGATAACACCCAGAGATGATGATGGCACAAACTTGTAGTCTGAGACAGGGTAATGATCTGGATCAAACTGCATATAACGCCACGCACACTTCTCAATCATTGGGATCAGGAAGCTCTCTTGGAAGTTAATCAAAGTACGCTTGTGGCGCTTGATAATCGCTCCCATTGACATTGACACAGCACCAGCAGCAGCTTCACCATTGATAGAGCCGGGGATACCAGCAGCGTCAATAGCGCCTGTCGCCATCTGAACCATCTTCTGCAACTCACCAGCCTGAGCAAAGGTAACTTGATCTAAGCTACCAAATTTGAACGGCTGTAAAATCTCTGATGGGTTACCGTTAGTTAGAATTGTCTTGCCTGGACGTATCTCCAACTTAGCCCCACGAGGCATACGAGAAGCGTCCATAGCCATCATTGGGTGGACGGTAAGGGCTAGGGCATCAATACGTGCGCGAAGCTCAGCATCGAGCGCTTTCTGGCTGTTGTAGCCCTTCTCGCAGATACCACGACCCCAGAAACGTGATGGAACTACATCCCAAGGGAAAGCCACAACAGGGCGATCCTGCATCATGTAGGGGTTCTCTTCGATTTTCAACAAAGTCTCGCCGTTAGCGATAACCATGATTACTTCGATGTACCCTTCTTCATCGGACTCTTCATCGTCGTCTTCTGGTTTGACTTCTTTTGACAGTTCATCTTCTTCTGTCTCTACAACGGCGTCGTTGTATAGATGTTTAGGAACTAAACCGTAATACTTGGTCAGTCGGACTTTATCATCATCAAATGACGTAAGGTCTTTGTCTGCTTCAATGTCTGAATCAGTATCGGAACACTCAATATCAACATCGCGATAGATACCATTTTGAATCCCCATCTCTACTTGGTGCTTAGGAACAAACTCATCGATTGCAACGCCAAGAGCTTCATCAATAGATGTAGCCACAGGGTCAATCAGGAAGTTTTGCGGGAGAATTGGACGCAGTTTAACAACGATCCGGTCAGTGATGTTAACACCCACTGCTTTCAACGCTCCATCCATGATAGGCTGGGTCGCTGGTTTCATCTCTTTTACTTCTTCGAGGACAATTTCACCAACACCTGTACCGAACACCGCAGCGTTCAGGATACACTCAGCAACAGCCTTACGTGTTTTGGTAAATTGGAAGTCCTCAGACAGTTGTTCGCGCAAATAAGCGACATCACGTGGGTCTTGATCGTTGCGGTCATCGCGAATGTCGAACCATTTACCGCGACCAAAGGTGGCTTCCTCGACTTCTGCTACCGAACTCTCAACAGCTTGTTGCAAAGCAGGAGAAATAAGGCGTGAACGCTCTGATTCACGTGTTTTGTCCTCAGCCGCCCACTGACCACGCCACAGACGGTAGTACTCATCGAACTTTTGTTCGTAGTTGGCGCTGTAATGGTCACGCCATTGGTCTACCTTGTCCATGACCCATGCTTCTACCTTCTGGTCACCGAATTTTTCTTCATCGTACATGTTTGGTTCCTTTACCATTTAACCTTGTCAGCCCAATAAGCAGCGCTCATCTTACCTTTGTCGATATTCTTGGCGTGACGGGCTTTAAAAGACTTGTTTCGGGCAGAACCGTCAGGACTACCTTTTACACCTTGTTGTCCAAACCTAATCACCTTAGTTTTGTCGCCTTCTTTGGCTACGACTACGTGACTTTTGGTTGGGTGGCTCGGCGTAGCTTTGGGTTTGTTATACCCGCTAACACCTACTCTATCTAGTTTTGGGTCTTTTGCCATTTAGTATCCTGAAATGTCATCTAAATACTCGTGATCTTCTTCTTCAAAGTCATAAACATAAGAAACTTTTGCAAGTTGCTCGATGTATGACAAAGCGTCAGGTAAGTCATCGTGTACTAGCTTGTTGGGAAATTGAAAAAGCTGATCCAAGAACTCGTTGTTCCAGTCGCCTTTGTTAAGTTTTACGTAACCGTTCTCGAAACGCCCTTGGAGCGCCCAGACAACTCGATCTGTCTTCTTCTTATTACCATGCGAAAGCTCATCCACTCTAAAGAATGTCTGGGTTCTCTTCATAATGTCGCCAAGGTATGGCATAACAGCCTGTCGAGCGATACCTTTTTCGATACCAACCGCCACAGGCTCATACTTTTTAACAGCATCGAATATTTTCTTAGCTGTTTCCTTAACGTCCCACCTACCGTAAATAATCTCTGCTACCCACCAACCTTTTTCGTTGGCTTTCACCACAGCCATAGCAGTGTTATCAAGGCGAGTGTTTTTAACACCAACAGAACCTTCAGCTTCAAAACCCGCCAAGTCAATGGCAATGTAGAAATCACCGTCATCAGGTTCATTTTCGTCGAACTTAATCCACTCTTCCTTAAACAGCTCACCGCCGGCAGCTTCAAAGGATGCCATAAATTCCTGCCGGAAGCTGAATGAGGACATGCTCTTTTTAGCGGCTTCAATTTCTTTGGGGTCTAGTAGCGGGTTGTCGAACGAGGTAAAGTGAAAAGACTTGAATGTCTCATCATCACCTGTTAACCCATATTGATATAAATCGTAGAAGTGGTTTCGACCCATTGGTGTGCCGATAAACATGGCACGACCCTTCAAGTCGGCTAGTGCAGGACGTAAGATTTGTTCCCACACTTCTGGTTTCATGTCAGCGTACTCGTCCATGACCAAGAACTTTAAGCTAACACCTCGCATTGTCTCAGGGCGGTCAGCACCCTTTAGAGAAATCGTCGCACCATTGATAAGTTTAATCTGCAAATTGTTAATATGACTCCCTGTAATGACAGGGTGACCAACTTCCAGAATAGTTTGCCACATGATGTCACGAGCCTGACCTTGTGTTGGAGCGACATAGAATACGTGACCTCTCTCGCTTTGCAGCGCTTCAATGATTAGACGGTAAGCAGCCAAACGACTCTTACCTGTCCGGCGACCTGCCGCAACGATGTGGAACCGAGTCTCGTCAGCCCACACCTTTTTCTGCCACGGCAATAGTTCAATCTTTAGATCACTCAATGCCTTTTAGGTAAACGGTCTTTTTACCTTCCTTAACAGCACGTAGCACCTGACTATTATTCTCACCCTCTTCAAAGGAGCAATGTACCCAACCACTGTTAGGGACGCCTTCTTCGTAGAATTCAAGGATGAGCTGTTTGAAAATTAGATTATCAATAATCCACTTAGCTAGTTCTTTATTATCGAGTCCAGCCACTTCAAAATCAGCCGCCAGCCCCTTACAGTGATCGCTGGTGGTAGAACCGCCAATAGCTTTGTTTAGCTCTGGTGAGCGATAACCACTGGTAATGGTGACAGCGCCGTGAGAGTCACGAACCTTTTGCAGAACCATGTTGCACAGGGTTGTCAGGTTGTTAATGACCTCTTCGCTCGGGGTATTATCAATATCCTTGCGGATCGCCGTTTCGCTTTTAGTTAACTCTTGGAGGCTAAAATTGCGTGATAGTTTCATTTTGCTAAACCTTTTAATTGTTCATCTTTATCTTTGCTACCGACACTGCTGCCGAAGTAGTAAGAGAGAATTTGTGTGATTGCGGCTGACAAGACGCCTAAGATGTAAATGAGGATGTCCTTCGCCTCCGGCTGAACATCAATGAAGATGAGAACAGCGAATAGGGCGAAAGAGAGGATAACAGAACCTAGGGCTAACACAGGGGTTACCACTTTGTTTAGGAGCGGTGCTGCCTCGCTAGTGGCTATTTGCAGCTCCCTGTTTCGAGCGTCGCTGCGATCCTTAACCTCATTGGCTAACTTGTCTAACTCACCTGCTTGTGCAAGTTTAGCTAATTCCAACTGCGCCTGAGCCGCCGCTGCTGGGTCTGGGATAAGTTTGTCAATCAACTTACCGCCGATATTTAAAATTGAATCAAGACCGATCATTTACGTCCTCCACATCTATAATTTCGTTATCAATTGAAACCGTCTCGCCAACGCCACTGATAACAATGTTGACTGATGGTCTACTACCACCTGCTTTGTCTTTCTCGAAGTAGGACATGGGTAACATACGGTCAACCAACAGCTTCCATGCTGCTGCCTGATTCTTATGCTCATCGTCAAGGGCTGCGTCTAAGATTGAGTCTAACACCTTGCGACTTTTAGGCGATGCCATCAACCGAGCCTTAAACTCCTCGATTGCTGATGCATCTCCTTTGGGTCTACCTACTGGACGTTTCTTTGCTTCTGCGAGTGCAGACTTTGTAGGTCTACCTTTTTTCTTTGGGGCTGGATTGTCCATTTCTGGTTCCTCTATGTAGTCTAACGAGACTATATATCTAAATACTGTTTAGTGTTATTTAGTTTATATAGCTATGAACCATGAGGGAGTAGGTTAACCTATTCTTAGTTCCCATCCCTTCATACTCTATATAGTGCATATTATAGCATACTTTTTCAATTTTGTCAAGTCTTTTTTGCAGTTTTTTTTTCTCTTTAGCTGTTCAGTCGCGATTGGCTCCTTAACCTTCTTACTAGGGGAGGCTTTGCTGCTATATAGGGAAGTACTTCGACATCGACTGCTTCTTTGGTTTCCTTTTCTGGTTAGCTCTCACCAGTTATCCTCCAATGACAAAAGTGCTTAAAAATTAAGCAGTTAAGGCTTGTTAGCTATATAGCATCTGTCCCCTATTTATTCCTAATTTACCTCTTTTTTGTATCTGGGAGGGTACTACAAAACAACAAAGCCCAGCGCCCCCTCCCCCGCCCCCTTGTCTGACTCTTATATAAGACACAAGACAGGTCTTCTATAAGACATAAGAGCAGTCTTCTATAAGACACAAGACAGGTCTTCTATAAGACATAAGATAGCTAGGCAGTCTTCTATAAGACATAAGAGGGAGGGTCGATGCGGGTGCCTATAAAGCATCAAAGCCTGTCAAGCTGTCACCTACACGACATCAGTACAGGCTACAAAGTTATCCACAACCCTGTGCATAACCTTAGCAGGACATTTCACAATATGAGATATCCACTGAAACACGGGATAACTTTTT